GGCTATAGCTTTGTGGAAAGGTTACAGAACCGGAGACGACACCTGGTGCCTCTCCCCACTGCACCAAGATGCCGCCTAACAAGCTAGGCAGTCTTATATAACCCACCGCATTAGTCACAGACGAGCCATACCCCGCGGTTATATCTGTAACATAAGCGAGATCGCCCTCGTCTACGCTATTTTGGGTAAGCCTTAAATGGGCAGTTCCCAGAGCGTTCCATCCGAGCTTGATCGTAGCGGCATTTTGATTGACCCCTGTACCCTGCTGCACTGGGATAAAACCAAGACTCGCAATTACAAGAGCAGAGGTAACCGCCGAGAACACAGCGGTTGTTATATCAACCCATGCACTGCCACTCCACTGATAGACCTTGCTGGTATCAGTGGCGAAATACAGCAGTCCTGTCCAATTTGTCGGCTGTATGTCACTTCCCAACGTCGGTTTATTTGCGTCCAGCCCACTAATCGCAGCCATCCTCTGCTGCAAGTCCAGCTTCGCATTCCTAACGTCAAGCCCAAGCTGATTCGCAGCCTGCGTGTCAGGGGGCTGCGTCACATCAAAGTTGTTGGTGAATGATGCCATCTCAAGTGCTCCTTCGCTCCGCAATTACGTGTCCAAAAGGTCTTGTTCGTGCTCTTCCACTCTCTGGCCGATGTCTGATCTGAATTTCATCCCACTCAAGTACAAATTGGATTTGATGTACTCAATGAGATGCTTGCGCACGACTCGAATTGAACCTTGACCATGCCCCGTCGCGGTGAGCATGTAGCCATTCTTTGTGGCCACTTTGTACACAGCTTCGCTGCCTTCGCTGTGCTCACTCTGCTCCTCAGCCGCAGGCTGGGCAAGTTCAAAGTTGTACAGATGAATATGTTTACGCTGCTCCTCAGAGAACTCAGCCTGTGGCTCACCCTTCTTGTCAAGAATCCAGAGCCTCTGCCCAACCGAGGTCGCGTTGGTCTCCACATCGGCCTCAAGAGGAAACGGCTTTGCAACAACGCACATGACCATCCCCAAGCCCTCATGCAGCTCAACAGGACTTGACGCCCCTCTTGCAACAGAGTCCAGCACCTCGCCCGCTGGCGAAGCCATCCCCTCAAGCAACTCATACGAGGTCGCTGGGACGCCAAGGCGCATCGTCGGCTCCAACCCCACAATCTTCCCCTTCTCCGTCACAATGCAATTCACATCAAACATACCGCGGAAGCCGATCTCACGCAACTTCGCCACAAGGGCCTCTCGCACCAGAATCTTCTTGAAGAGTGGATGCTCCTCTGTCACCGAGAGGAACGTCGTCCCCATCTCCCCGCACGTCTCCCCAAGCCCACCATCCGCCTCTTTCTTCTCCTCAAAGTTGAGATACCCCATAATCTTGCCCTCAGAATTGCGGCAGTAGTCCTGCCCATTGAACAGGACCGATGCTGCGACTTCAAGGCCCTCCACCACTTCCATAATATCACAGTCGAACTTCCCGTACTCCGCCTCATTCCAGCTCCTTTGGAGTTCGTTGAGGTGCCACAGCATGTCCTCGCCATGCTCAAACTTCCCAAGGTGACTCAGCCCTTTCGGAGCATCACCGTTCTGCTTAAGAATGTATCGCTTACCGCCAGAGACGTGCTTTTCGATAAAGCGTTGCGCAGAGTCCAAAGAGGTGAAGTTCTTGGAAAAGACTTGGTCAAATCCTGCTTCCTTGAACCAGACTTGGTTGAGCTGCCGACTGTTCTCAAGTTCATCTCCTCGTTCACAGCCCCCAAACACAGCCTCGCCTCTGCTTCGCAGCCAGTCTTGAAGTGCTCCGAAGGAGCAGGAGTCGAAAATCCAAGTGTAGCCCTTCCCAATCTCATTGAACCAATTTTTGAGATGCGGAACAACTCCCCTGCCGATTGTCTCGCTGTGCTTGTCATGCACGTGAAACAGGACCTCGTGCCCCTCGACATGGGAGAGGTAGGAGGCGAGGTCAAGTATTTCTCCGAACTCACTGAACACGATGAATTTCATCTTCCTGGCTTCCTGTATTTCTGGCCTATTGCCAAGTCCCCACACGAATCTGCTCTGCGAGGCGCGAAGCGCGAGCCCCCACCTGACCTGCCCACTTCGAGTTCAACATCTGCGCTGCGGCACCGCTCCAATCCTGCTTACGCAGGCAGTCAATCATGTTGTAGAACTCAAGCACCTTATCCCCCATGTTGAACCACATGTTCTGCAAAGCGGCTCGTCGAACGTCATCAAGGAGCACAGCCCATGGCGCGAGCGAGAGCATGTGGGTGTAGGAGTGATGGGCGTCCTTCTCGTATTGAGCATCACAGTCTGCATCTGTCCACTCAAGCACAGCACACTGTTCATCTGTGAGCCCATAGATACGATGACCAATCCCAATGGTCCAGAAGCCTTCAGTGTCTTGGTAGGCGTGCAGGCGTCTGCCTTCATCACGAGTGAGCTGAGATTTAAGGTCGGTGATCAATTATCCACACCTCACCAAGTTTCTGAAAATGGTTACTGATGGGTCCACGCCAGTCCGTTCCAGTAATACCCACCTGCCAGGAGATAGCCCGCGAATCCCGCCTGCATAGCGTTGTACTGTGAGATTATCTGCGCCGTCACCGCGCTTGCCAGCATGGAAGCGCCGACCGTCAACTGCCCTTGGGTTTCAACAGTCGTACCCGCCACGAGAGCCGCGTTCTCTGCTGCGCTGGCGCCGGACCATGCACTTACGGTGCTGGGCGGAAGAGGATTCGGGTATGCCGTCGAGAACCAGAATAGGTAGTTCATCGTCACGGTCGCGGGCATCGGATTGGCGACGCTACTAAGTTCAATGATCTGCTTTGCCGGTGCGACCGCCGTGTACCCGCTGGTGAATCCAGAGCAAGGATTAGCCGAAGGAAGCACAAACGTAAAGCTGTTGGCTGTCACGGTTGAGGCCGAGGAATTGAATGTCGCGGAAGTTCCGCTGAGGCTAAAGCCCTGCGAAGCTATAAGCCCGTGAGCTGTCGAATTGACCGTAGCTGTCTGACCGGCACAGGTTATAGAGGAAACCGTGGTCGCTTGGGCCAGTGCCGGTGCCATCACCAAAAACAAAGTTACGAGAATCTCTAGAAGTCGTTTCACCTTTATCTCCTTAGTTTGTCTGTGTCAGCGTGCAGATTGCGTTTGCACCGACCGTAATGTTCTGTGCTCCGTTAGCCGCAGTTCCTAAAGTCAACGCCGTGCCCGAGGGAGTGGTGCCATTGCGAATACCCGCCCAGACGTGAGCAATTCCACTTCCTGCTACAGCTCCAGAAGCCGTGGTTTTAATTGATCCGTCCCATGTAGTCTGTGCCAAGGTACTAATCTGGGCGTAGACCCCTGCCGCTCCGAGCGGACCCTCGGCGCTAAGAGAATATCCAGACGCCGTGCCCGGACCGTAAAGACAGAATGCCGCCGTTGCGGTAGCAGCCCAAGTCATCGGAATATCGCACTTGAGCAGATAGTTCTTGTTGGCAGCGATGGTCCAAGTCATGCCGGTGATATTGGTACAGGTAGCAGAGGATTGCGCTGACATGGCGGAGGTTGTCATGCCTGCGGAGAGGTCATCATAGCCAACATTTCCGCCAGCAGTACCGGAAAACACTGTCCATACAGGTAACGCAACACTGCCGAGGTTCATTGTACTGGCTGCTGTCGGAACTAAGTGGAATCCCGCTGAGGAAATATTGCCCAAAAAAGTCCAGCCAACAGAGCCGTTGGACGGAAAGATGTTTACGTTACTAAGCGCACTTGACGTGAGGATGCGAGTGTAGACATTCGCATAATCGAAGCTGGGTTTCCCGAGGTTGATGTTGTTTGCGGTGGCTGGGAACAAATTTCCCGCAGCGGAATCCATGGTCATCTTAGTAACTCCACCAATCTGAAAGTTGATGCTCTGACCGGCAGTGTTGCTGGAGTTTATCGTCAACCCAGACGCGCCTCCAGTTAAGCCTCCAGTTAAGCTAGCGGCCTGAATAATTCCCGTCGTATTCGCAGTCGGTAACGCCCCGCTCGGGGTCACGCTGCCGTTATCGGTAAAGGTCAACACGTTCGCGGCCAGCGGCGTTGGGGTCATCAACAGCTCGGCTCCGGTTGTGCGCCCCGCCACGCAGTGTCCGGTAGCGGTTGAATTGGTGGCGGTCAAAGTCAGGGTGACCGTGTTCGTACTCGTGCCTGCTGGCACCACCTGCGAGGTCTGAGTCGAAGGCAGAGTGCTCCCTACCGTGCCAGCGCAACTCCCGCCCGCCGCTGAATCAATATCCCAATGACGATAGTAGTAGGTGCCAGGTGCAAGTGTACCTCCTATCGTAAGGGTCGAACTGGTTAGCGTGGCCGGAGTAATCAGGGTCGTCACCGCAATCTCATTCGTCGCCACATTGCCGCTGGTGACGGTTCCCGTTGTAACTAACCCACCGGGCAAAGACATAGACCCAGTGACCGGATTAAATGTAAAACCTGTTGTTGTATATATTTGACCACCAGTACCTTGGGCTGTTGCGCCTTGCCAAGGTATCATATATGCAGCATTTGCCGATGAGGTTAGAGGGGTCACCGATAAACCACCATTCGCTGAAATCAGTCCCGAAGCACTTACTGCACCTGTAAAAGTCGGATTAGCCAGCGGTGCATAAGTATTGGCAAGGCTTCCGCCCAATGAAAGCGCATTGGTTGCCGTCGCCGCAGTGCCCGAAGTGCTTTGATTGAGCGTGGGGAAATTCGTTAGATTGATCGCCGAGAAAGTGGGGGCAGAAGAGAATGTAGGAACCGCCGCCGACCCAGTGAAATTACCGAACACCGTATTCGCAAGCTGAGTGTTTGGCGTAAGAGTCAGAGTGCCAGAGCCGGTCACAGGAGAATTACTCACCGTGTAAAGCACATCGCCGGGATTGCTGATCCCCACGCTGGTTACAGTTCTGTAGCCAGTCCACACCACTGTCACAGTCCCACTCCCACTTAGTGTGACTGTGACACGACCGTAGTTCACAGTGCCCGCAGTTACAACAGACTGCCCCGTAGTACCGCAGTTCTGACTTGCAATCACTCCTCCTGTGGTCCACACAGAACTATCAGGCGAGGAGTCAAATGTAACTGCGCAGATGGGGGAGCCTGTCGTGGTCCACGTGAGCTGATGAAACGCAGTCCCACTACCGGAGAATGAGAGGACGGCAGCCGAGCCACTCACTGTGAATGTGGTGCTCTGAAGTCCGGAGTATTGCTGCCCCTCGCTTGGCATAAATGAAAGCAACAAAAATGCCAACACACAAGATGCACAAAGAATTGCTCGTCTCATATTAGACCATCCTCCCACCACTCAGCTATCATCTCAGCGAATATACACACGAACCTTGCCAGAACTGATCTGGCTCAGATAAAGGCCATTGTTAACCACCCCAATCTTCCCACTCCTCACCTCTTCGAGATCAGAGGCCCCATTCCCCGCCCACACCTCTCTCCCAGTCAAGTTCACAACAAGGCAGGTGTCAGTGTCCTGGGTGTAGCCAGTCATCTCCATGTGATCCACAAACACATTCCCGCCTTCGTAGCCATTCGCTAAGCCAGCAGTGTCCAAAATCCATGGGTTTGTGGTGAAATCGTTTGCCATCACAGAGCTCCTCCCCGCAAAGCGGGCTAAAGTTCCTCTATAAACTTGTTGTACTCTTTCCAATTCACATCCAACGCGATTGCGACAAGGCGTTCCACGCAAGTGGCAAAGGTGTGCTCGCGAGCATAGGGGCAGCCCACTGCGTCTCCTGACTCGCTCAAGTCTCCAGCTTTACGTTCAGCCTCATACTTGAGGTCCCACGCGTCCACTTCTTGTTCAGAGACTCCGTGGTATCGAATGAGCGCCCACTCCACAAGCTCATGCACCCCTACGAGGAACTCGTATCGCCAATTCCCCATCTCGCTCACCCGCACAGAGGTATGCTCACGCCCATTCGGCTTGGTGAAGTAGTCCCCCACAGTGGGGTAGCGTTGCTTCGAGCGAGAAATCGTCTTGAGATCAATGTCGAGCATTTTAGTCTCCTATCTTTCCTCGTTATCATCGAGGCTATGCTCTGCGCGCTCGATTCTGATCTTCTTCTTTTCGCTTGGCGCATCTCCAGCCCGATAGTGATAATGCGCCGCGCATGTCTGCGGAGGACTTCCGTCCAGCCCATGTCGTTTGACATAATCAGCCCAAATCATTGCCAATTGGGCATCAAAAACAACCAGCTTCTTGTGAAGATGCAAACCTGTGCCGACAATCGTGAGCATAGTAAGAATTTGACCCATCGAGATTGACCATTCAAACTGGACCATACATTCTCCATGATCATGCCTGTAAAATACGTAAACAAAACTCCAAAAGGCCACACCACTACCGCCTTCGGCGGACCCGATTCTGCAATGGTGGCAACGGGACGGGGAACCCGAGCAGGAGGGTCGACGGGGCCCTCAAGACCATACTCTCCCGCACAACTCAATAAGTGAGCTGTGTTGTGATGTGGCCAACTCGCTGCGCGAGCCTCATGGCTCGTCCCGTTAGGGCTGGGGAGGTTCAGGTTCATTGCTCTCTCCCTTCAGGATTTCGGCCACCTGCGCTTCCTCAGGTGACCCCTCAGCAAGCACCTCCTGAATCACAGCATCTCGTGTCCAGGCGTCTGGATTGTCATAACAGGAGGTGCAGAGAAGGAGGCCATTTTGCCACACAAGCTGGGACACCCGTGTTTCGCAGTCGCATCTCTGACAGCGATGCCACGGGTCTCCCATGATTGAGCTGTGCGCGTTGTAGCCTCTTGCCATCCCAGCCTCCTCAGTCTCAGCCGCAGGCTGACTAAACTGCGATTATGGCGTAAAGCAGCGTCAGCTTCAGGGTGCCGTTGCCGGCAGCGTAGTTATTCGTTGCCTTGGTCAACGTTACTGCTGTGGCACTCGTCAAAGTCACGTTGTCAGTGGGCAGCAGAGACTTGACAAGAGAGGAGCCGTTTGTAATTACGCTTGCCAACTCCGTGCCTGTCACAAGAGCATTGCCACTTCCCTCAATGACATTAACAGCGCCTCCAGCGTCAGTGTAAGTTACACTGCCATAAAGCAGCTCTGCCACAAAACTGAGGAGATCAATTGCAAAGCCGGCGGGAGGAGCCGCGATCAATGTTTGAGCAGTTGTTTGAAGCGCCTTGATCTGCGCGGAGGTCAATGTAACTACTGCACTTGCAATTATTGCATTTGCAGTCATTGCCGAGGTTGACGCAGTGACAGGAGTCACAGCCGCGAGGGGAGCCCCCACAGCCAGGCTGTTGACGGCAACGCCGTCGTGATGTGTATAGCCCATGACTTTATCCTTTCGTTAGATGCAAATTGATGTTGTGGGTGTTCATGTTCTGAACACCCATCTCACTCAGCAATCTCGCAAAGCGAGAAGCCCCGAAGGGCCACACTCTACAAGCTATGGCCCATCGCTGCCGTAAGTCCCAATCCAATGGAAGGCACCAACCCCAAATCTGCTCATCGAGAGCATCTTGATGGAGTAGGTGTCGAAGTCGTCGCTGTACATGTCGTCCAGTGGCTTCCTCGTAATATGATACAACGAGTGCTCGCTCTTGTCTGACAAGAGACACCACCGGCCGACGGAGGTGAAATAGTGGCAGATGAAGTAGTGCAAGTCCTCGTTGAGGATTGAGTTGATGTTGTTGTCAGCGGTGTCGGGCTTGTGCGCCGAACCCAGGATTTCGCGAGCGACCCACTTGTTCTCAGGAGCGATCACAAGAAGTCTCGGCTTAACCTGCATTGGCATGCCCACGCCATCCGGCATCCTCTCGAAGTTGTTGATCGCAGCCTGAAGTGCGGTCATGCTGAGGTCAACATCCACAGAGGGTCTGTTGGGCCAAGTACCCGCGGCGCTGATGTAGGAACTCACGCCAGGTGCGATGTTCGTCGCAGACGCCCCACCTGGGAGGTAGTGCGCTGTGCTGAACAAGTTGACGCCGTCAACCGTGACGACGGGATTGAGAATGGAGTTCGATGAGATGAACCCCAAGTTGATGAGATTCCACGTAGACATCTCGCGCAGGAAATGGTGCGAGCGGGCGATGGCCTTGGGAATCTGCTTGATAAGTCCGTACTGATCGTCCTCATACAGCTCATAGGAGCTGCGAACGCCCAGCGCATAGGTATACATCTCAATGCGCTTGGTGCCGCCTTGAGCTGCATCCCTATAGGTCGAAGGCTCACCCTCTGGCTTCTCAACCATCGGGCCAACCCCCACGAACTCCGCCATGTCGATGAAGGCTTTGTCAGTGGTATCCATGTTAAAGACATGAGAGAACTCTTCTTCTCTCTGCTTTAGCTTGAGCCACTGGGCAAAGACGCCATGGAGATGGGGAGCTTGCAACTGACTCCATTGTCCACGAACTAACATTGCCAGCCTCCCTAACCAACGCCCAGCTGCGCTGCCGCAGGCAAGAACTTGAAAAAGACCCCACGATTGTCGTTGGGATCAAGTGATTCGATGACGAGAACAGCCTGATTTGAGCTGCCGCCCCCGCTGGTCGTGGTCTTGCTTGTGTCCACATACCAATGATAATCAGTGTCAGCAGTCAGACCATAGGCAACTCCCACGTTTGCCTGGGTCAGATTGGCGCCGCCCTGGGTTGGGCCCACCTGCCCCCAAAAAATGGTCGCCCCATCAGCCAGCGTGTAAGCACTGAGCTTGCCGTCATCCCACTTTGGCAGCGCAATGTTCACAGCATAGGGCTGATTCTCAATGACCTCAGCAAGTGGGCTGATGATCTGTGCCACCCCACTTGTCGTTCGGCCGGTTACTGGTTCGGCCAGAATCCCCGCAATAGCCCCAGTATACGAGCTGCCGTTCCAAATGGCTAAGAAGCCACTTGTGAGCGTCACCGGAGTACCCTTAGGACCGTTGGTGAGACCTGACCCTTCGAGGAATCGCCGCATAGCCGGCTGTGCCCCGATGGTGGACCTTGAAGCATATGCTGCCGCTGTAGCCACCTAGTCACCCCTTCCCCCTCCGCAAAGCGGAGGCCTTCCCTGATGAACCTAGACATGGGGCTTCGTCAGAATTTTGCACCCTGTGCCACTTGCTCATCAAGTTCTTCATCAGTCATTCCAAAAGCCTTCAGCTCTTCTCGGGTCGGCGTTATAGCTGAGATTTTGGACGCCTGACTACGTTGACCGCTTGGAACTTCGCTTATCGCTTGACGAAGCTCTTGACGATTTCTCTTGTCCGCCGCATTGACGGTAACAGCAGCCCGAGCCTTCTGAGCTGCGTGTAGCAAGGCGCCCTGATAGGCAGCCTTGTTTATCTTCATCAAGATTACATCACCGTTGATGTACTTTGTCCCGCCGTCACGGGAATACAACCCCAGTTTCTCAGGCTCCGCTAGATCAGCCTCAACCACGGGAGCGTAGCCTTGAACCTTGGCCTGTTCGTAGCGCAAGCCACTCTGCTCCCCGTTGTTCTTGTAGAGAGTGTGAAGGACCCAACGAGGCTGCAACATAGGGTTCTTGAGCCTCACATTCATGAAATCTGCTGTGACAAGAGGTTTTGCGATGATCTGCTCATCTTCCACAGCAACCGCTCCGCCGCTCTGCTTCGCAGCAATCTTCTGGGCTGTTGCTGCCAATGTTGCAGCAGCCAGCTTAACCGCTGCTGTGTCGATCAAAGGCTTCGCCACATTTGCACTTGTGAGTGCGGGGCCTGCCGTTGTATCAGCCATGATAAATCACCATCTCTTTCCGAGAGGCAAGAGCCTCTTCAGGCTTCAAGCCATACTTGGCCGCAAGCCTTGCCTCGTCGTCTGTGAGTCTGTCAGATGGAGGCGCTGTACGACCAGGCCCAGCGTCCTCTGAGCCCTCAGATGCCTCTGCGAAGAAGTCAGTCCTGTCTTGAGCTGCCTTGGCAATGTCTGCCATGTGCCTCCCCTTCACCACGTCGAAGGCAGTACTCCACGCAAGTGGAGAGGCTTGATTCTGAGGAGGCTCCTTCTTCATAATCTCCCTCAACTCAGGACCGTACTTTTTGAACAGAGCCTTCTCCACTGGGTCTGTGACTCCATTGGTGAAAATCATCTCGCTCTGGGCTGCGCCCATTGCAAGCATAGCCCCATACATGGGGGCGGCGCGCTGATTGAACGCTGCATCCTCATCTTCGAGGAAGGAGATTGGGGCAGCTCGCCCCTCATTGCGCTTGGGCTCCGCAAGAGGCACTCTTGCCTCCAGCTCTGAAAGTCGTCTCTTCGTCTCTTCAAATTCAGAGAGCTGACCCTTCGTAGCCTCAAGCTCTGATTTTAGAGTTGCGTGGCCCTGCACAGCCTCAACAATTTGCTCAGGTGTCAAATTGCGAAGCGCCTCAGGCACCTCTTCTTCCCTCTTGTTTCCCCACCATGGCATAAGCCGCCTCCCGTCGATTTATTTGGTCTGCTTCTTTAGATGCTGCACAACAAGTGCTTCGAGGCCCAAAATCCGATCAAGCCTTGCTATCTCTCCCTGCGCCCGATACATCACATGCACATCTGAGGCTTCTTTGAGCTGCCTGTCAGGACTTTGGCGCTCCGCCAAGAGCCACTCGAAGAATGTTTTGGTGCGGGGGTCTTGGAACCATGCCCTCATCGAGGGGGCCTTGTCAAGAATTATGTCAAGATTGGTCATATGACCCCCCCTCCACCAGCAGCTCCGCTGGGAGGTGCAGCACCGTTGTTTGGAGGAGGAGCCCCCTGAGGAGTCCCTGCTGGACCAGGTGGCTTAGGAGCCCCTCCTCCTCCAGGCGCGGCAGACATTCCACCAGGCAATGCCCTTTGTGGGGCTTGGGGCGCTGCGGCAGCCTGTACTTCAGGAACATATCTCTCCACTTCGTCGTAGCCGAAATGTCTAAACACCGACTTCATCAAGGTATTTGCGGCTTCGATGGAGTCGTTGAGGTACTGTTTCATCTCAGGTGGAGTGAATTGGTTGGATGCTGCTTGAAGCATCTGCCCAATCATCTGGTAGTGCTTCTGCATCAACCCCGAGAGCATGATGTCAGCTTGCTTTTCAACTTCTCTGTTGACTGAGGCTGTGGACGCAGAGACTGGGAGGCATATCGCCTTGTCACGTATTCCCTCGAACGCAGCCTGAATAGCTGGTCCGTCAAGTCCAAATTGTCTTGGACGTGTGCCAAGCCCAAACTCCGCATACTGCTTTGAGAGCAAACGGCCCAATTTGGTATGTGCATATCTTATATCCGTGATGTTGAGGTCAGTGCGTGTGTTGCCTTCCTGAAGGAGAGAGAGCGTGCCCATCGCGCTGTAAACTCCACGTTTGGACATCACCCCTGAGCCCATGCCTTGTATGGGGGCTGAGACGCCACTACGCTTCTCGGCCAGCTCCAGTGACATCCTCTCCTCATCAATCATCATGGGGGAGACCTGCCCAGGCGAGAGGCCCTCGATGTCGCCTTTCTTTCCTGGGAGAGTGGCACCCGGGAACACTCTGTAGCCCTTGTCGAGAATTGCATCCGGGTCCACCCGCCATGTCATCGTGTTGGCAACAGTGGAGTTGTCACGACGCTGATTGTGAATCTGCGAGATTTCTTCTTGAAACATCCCAAGGGTCTCACAGAACCCGTAGCCGTAGAAGTAATCATCTCTGTAGAAGAGGCGCGCAGCCAAAAACACCTCGTCAGGGTAGTACTGATAGTATGCGCGGAGGAGTTTGTTGTTCTTCTCGTTGTACCATGCCATACATCGAACAAAGCGCCCACGATTGACGCGGTACTTGAAATGGCATTCGTAGATGTGGTATTCTTCGAAGCCGTAGGTTGCGCTGACCTGTGCCCCTGCGTCAGTCTGCTGCATCTGAGCCACTGCATCAGGCGAGGTGAGGTCAGGCTTCCCAAGAATCTCCTTAACTTTGGCCTTGTCGTAGATGCCCCTCCACGCCCGCTCCTCAAGCGCAAAGCGGCTCAATCTGATTCTGTGGGCCTTGAAATCCGCAGACTCAATAGTCTTGTGAACTGGGGACATCAAGAAGTCATTGAATGGGAGTTTCTCAGGTCGCGGCCCCTCGTAGGTGATGTCTGCGTAGGGCTTCCCAGTCCCGTCACCTGCTGGAGCAATCTTGTCCTCAATCTCCGTGATCCACGGGCACTTCAAGACAGAGGTGCCATAGCGAATGGCTTCCCCAAACCATTCATGATACACTCGATAGAGATCGAGTTCTGTGGGCTCCAACCCAACGTACTGCATGAACTCCTCAAAGGCATTCTTGAACTCAATGGCCTTCTTGGGGTACTTGCCTATGAGTCGAGCTGTCCACAGTGGGCTTGTCTTGATGATGGCGTTCATCACCCGAGCGAGCAGTGTGTCACAATGAATGGCGGTGACCGGGACAACGAGGTTGGAGGCGCCATGCCATGGGAACTCCCGTGTGGACTCAGCAGGCGTAGCCTCGTAAGCCTTGCGCCACTGCACAATCCTGTTCTCGTGAAGGTCGGAGAGGCCGCTCTTGAGCCCACGAATACGTTGGCCCAAGTAACGACACAGCCTCTCCTCAGCCTCACCACTCAACGGGATTTTGATCTGCTCAAGCAAAGTGCTCCTGTCCGACTTAAGCTGTCTGCGTGACGACGGGCTGCGTGACTACTGGAAACGTGTTGAGGATAGTCACCACGGCCTGAGCGTAGGTGGCAATCTTGGCCTGAGCTGCTGCCGTCTCCAGTCCCTGAGCGGTCAGAGTGGGTAACAGCTTCGATTCGACCATTGAGATGACATCAGCCATCTTCTGTGCACCGGTGCCAGTTTCCTGGCCGACCACGGCCCATGAGGCCTCAGTCTGGGCGACGGCCGACACGACGATA